CATGGTTTCGATGTTGTTGAAAGTGGCCCGGTCTAATTGCTGGAGGATGTGCGCCGGTACGCCGAAAATGCGCGCCGATTCGTTTACCTGAAAACCCCGCGCATCGTTGAGCATCGCCTCAGCCGGGTTTAGCCCAACTTTGGAATACTTCATACCGGCGTCAAGGATCATCGTTTTAGCGACGTTGTCCGGGCCGGAATATTCGGAGTTTACTTTGCTGCTTAATAGCGTCCTTTGCTTCGGATCCAGGGTGCCAGGGTATTCGACAACACCGCCAACATGGGCGCCGTTACCAAAGAAAGCCGCGCCGTAGCGATTGGCGGCAACGCTTATTCCTAACGTGTCTTGGTGGCGCGTAATAACATCTTCCCCGGCCATGCCGTTGAGCGTAAGCCCTTTGATGTGGATAACGTCGGCGGGCTTTAGCATTTCATCCCGCCATTGGCCGTTTACCGTGCGGCTTACCCGGTACCACATTTGCCCGGCGTTGTCGTGCCAGATCGTAACCGATCGGCTGTCTAACTTTTCAAGTTCAACGGGCCGCCCGATACCATTGCGGTAAATTTTGGCGTATGCGTTGCCGAAACAGGCATCGGCGTAAAGCGCCCGCTTGAAATTGAAAGCGGACATATACGGCATTGGCTCCGTTTTGATAATATACCGGATCGGGTGATCTTCGGCGATCTCCGTTTCTTTGCCTTCGCGGCGGTATATGTCAAAAGGAAGGGAAGCAAGGGTCTTAGAAACCACATCTACGGCGCTCCAAATGGCCGGAACAGATAAGGCGCTTTCTTTGGTGACGGAAACGCCTGAAATCGCGTTGTCCCAGGGCTGCGGAAATCCCGCCCACCCAAGATTGCCGGAACTTACATTGCGGGCCTCGTCGCCTGTTGAAGCGATACGTTTAGCGTAAAAAAGGCCAATGTCATAGTTACCGATGCGCATTACGGTACAAAAGTAGGCTACTATTGTACCGGAAAATTAAATTTAGTCCGGTCTAAACCGTGTTTTCGTGCGGCCTAAACCATATTACAACCTTTAGGCGCCCAATCTTGCGCCGGGAGCGACTATAAAGGCTATCCTGAAAGGTTTTGAGGGATAAGAACTTGCGGCAACCGTACTTCCCCTCAAACTCTTTTTCCAGGGCTTCATAAGCCGCCTCTTGGAACTTATACTGTTCGTATAGTTCGGCGTACCGGGCGAAGTATTCAGCCGGGTTTAGTAGGTTGCGTTCGTTCATATCAAAACAGGCGTTTTAAATAGCGATAAATATTTGGGACTCAGGTGTACACAATTCCCCGTACATCCTGTTTTCCTCTGCCGCCCAAACTGATTCATTATTCCATTCTTTTTCAAGCGCCTCTACTTTTAATTTTTGGCTTATTGTAAGCCGGTCATTCTCTCCGTATATTCTAATATATCCAACAAGGCGCTCCTTTTCCTTCCTAAGTGATATTTTTATTGAAACATTAGGAATAGCATAAGTATATTCGTCTTTTTTTAGGCAGCCGTCGAAAACAAAAATAACAAACTTAGACCCCTTGTAAGAAACCCACCCAAGGAACATCTCTTTGCGCTCATCTTCGCTTATGTCTATATCTTCATTAAAGAATCCTAACCTTTGTATTTGGTTAAACACAGATAACGTCATCTTCTTGCCCCCTACCTCCATAACTCGTATGGTAACGGGAACGGTGTTAATTTGTATTTTTTCCATTTTGCCAAAGTATTAAAAATTTATTTTTTGTTTTTAAATGCGCTTAATCATATCAAAACAGGATTAGAGACAAGGTTTTTTATATCCGCAAAACGGGCCTCGTTTACGGTTAACAGGTTGTAATCTTCCAAAATAGCCTCCCGGCTTTCTTCCCAAAGTTCCGGTATATATTCCCGGTCAAAATCCAGAACAGAAACGCAATGCTCCCACCCAGGCTCCAAAGCAAAGTTTGTTACACATATCCCGCCGCCCATTGTGGCCTCTATCCATGCGATATTGGACTTTGCCCGGTTAAACAGGTTGTCGCGCATCGGCTTCCAGGTTACATTCACCCCGCTATTGCGGAGGCCGAAAAAGTAAGACAAGGTATCTACCGACTTTCGCGCCACAAAGTTGGTGCCGTGCGGCAGGTTGGGCGTGTAGCCAAACCAAACAAAGCGGTCGTACAACGGCGCATACTTTTCGTACACCTTCCGCGCCTCGTCATTCTCTACATCATCCTTTGCCATTATCGAACCCCGCCAACAGGCGATGCCGCGCCAAGGAGCGGGCTTGTCTGGTAAATCCTCAGGAAGTACGGCGTTCGGCATTACCGATGAGCGGCCTATACAATCCATTGCAAATTGTAATTGCTCAGTAGAACACCAAACCCAATCCGCCAAGGCGTAGCACTCCCGGAAGATTTCCTTTTGCGCTTCAAACTCCAGGTGTTTCGGGTGCATCGGCGGCACATTACAAAGATCGTCATCTACGTCTAAGATAACTTTCAATCCTAACAGTTTCGCCGTTTCAATCACATTCTTATCCTCAACGCTATTCGGGCGAAGGGCAAACAGAACATCGTAAGACGCCAAATCAAAAACCGGCACGCCGCGCTTTGCAAGGGTGTAGTCGATCTGGTCGGGATACATCCGGCGAAGGACGGAAAGCGGGCGAATAGCCCGCCAAAAGGTAACGCCGTTTAATTGCCCGGCTTCGGCGGTGACGAGAATTTTTATCATAAACCAATCACAACAGTAAAGCCGTTGCCTACTTTTTTATCCGGGTTTTCTGTGGCGATTACTTCCAGGCCGATGTGATCCACCATTTGGCAGAATGATTCGCAAGTCCATCGGGAATGATGTTCGTCAGTGTCTAAGCGGGGAATGTCGCCAGCATGGCGGGCCAAGTGTTCCTCCAGCGGCGTGAGCGGTTTATCCTTGTCGCTTTCCAGCGCATCCCTGAGGGGGCAGATGATAAAAATGTACTTGGTGGCAACCCGCGCCCATTCCTTCAGCGCCGCAATAGGATCGAAAAAGTGTTCGATAACATGGGATGAAATCACAAAGTCGTAGGACTTATCCGCAAACGGCAGTTTATCCCCCGGCGCAACTACGTCAACCGGCAGCACTTCGCCACACAAACGCACCTGCTCCAGGGCGTAAGGCTCAAAACCTAAATCGGTGTGGCTTATCCGGTCTACATTTATCGTATTCAACCCAAATGGGTTATGTGCGGCACCGCCGATTTCAATGCCGGTGAGGCCGTCGAGGTATAGGTGTGCTAATTCTGATTCTTTGAATTTCATTGCTCTTCAACTTCGTGATAAAATCCTGATTTGCGTTGTTTGTAAATGGCAATTATTTTAGCCACAATCCAGAACTTAATTTCATTTGTTACAAAAATCCATCCAGGGCAGAAACTTGCACTGTCCGCATAAATGCCGTTGTACTCTTTTACGCGATATGCCATTTTACAACCATTTTGGCGGCCTTGTAATCTCGTCGCCATCGAATAGCGACAAAAACCAAGCCCGTATTTGTTTAAAGATTTGTTTCATTTGTAGTCAATTCCTTGTACAACCTTTCAATAAACGCATCGCCTTCGCGCTTCCAGTTTAACCAGTTTTGGTAATGCGGGTGATCGTGGTACGGCATTTGAGAAAAGGCCGTCATCCAATTAACCATTTTCTTTCGAAACTGCTCAGGGGAGCGGATTGAAAAATGCTCGTAATAAACGGCAGGGCCGCCCAAAGTTGGCTCTACGCCTTCGATAAGGTGGTTACCCATGCTTATCATCCAATCCGCTTTTAATCTGCCAAAGGCTTTGCGGTGCGGCTCTTGCCAGTATTGGCGCCCATCCGGCAAAATATTTAGATAAGGAATTTCGCCCCATGAATGCCCGGCAGGGTATTGGCTTAACCATTCCTGAATTGATCCCCAAACCCCCGAAATTACAATAAACTCATCCGCGTCGGCAGGAAACAACCAATCACATCCACGCTTTAGCGCATGATCTTTCAGGCTATTTATGATCTTGCGCCCCGGCCAATTCGTTGAATCATCTGAAATTATTACACCCTCATACCCGATACTTTCGCAAAAGTCAATGGCTATTTGCAGGCTGCCGTCTTTACTGCCGTTGTCGCATAGGTAGAAATTATTAACACCAATGGAGTGCCAGTGCTGCAAACATGGCCCCAAAATATCCGCCTCGTCGCGGAACATCATTAGTACGGCTGGCTTCATACCCATGCGCTTTTTACTTCTTCATCGAAAAGATAGGAGGTTACTTTTGGCGTAGCCAAATCCTGTTGCCATGCTCCGACCGCCATTATTGCCGACACTATCGGGTCGATTTTTTCAAAAGACTTGTTTTTGTCCGGCATATAATTGCCGTTACTGTCAAACCTTAAAACCACATTACCCATCGCCCAGCGGGCAACCGGGTCTTGCCCCACATTACACTCCCCCCGGTTGATAATGCGCTCAAACTCTTTCGATGGAGACGACATAGACCCATGCCCTTGCCTGATTTCCTGTAACGGAAGCGCCAATTCTACCAACTGCGGAATCACCGCCATTTTATTCCAAGGGTCAAAAAACAACATCTCAAGATCATGGTCGCGCCGCACCTTGTCAATGTCTCGAATTACCCATGGGTATTCCATCGCGTCGCCCGGCACGGTTTTAAGCCATCCATCCTCCACCCAAAGCGCATAGTTTACCCGGCCCGATCTTTTGGCGACCGTCATTTCAGGCAGCCAATTTATCCAAATAAAGATATGCTTTTCGCTTTCATCCCGCGCCGGGAAAAGTAAAGACAAAGAGGTAATGTCAGAAACGGCGGCAAGGTCAAGGCCGGCAAAACATCGCCGCCCGATCAATTCGGCGTAGTTCACTTCGCCCATATTCTTGCGCCAACTTTCGTCCGTAATCCACACCTCCGGCGCGTCGCACCAAATATTCAGGTTTTTGGTTTTGAACTCCACTACGGCGCGCCCACCCTCGTTAACCGCTTTGGTGTATTCCGAGCGCAAAAACTCCATGC